CACTGACCAAGATGGAAACTTCGCAATTGGTGATGAATTAGTCATTGATCAAGCAACTGGCACCATTCGTGGAAGAGCGTTTGAGCGTAGTTTGCTAAATACAGTAACACCATTTATTATCGCGTTAGGGGCAAAATAAAAAATGGCTGGAGCATTAGCACTCAATACTTATAAAACGGTTAGAGCAGAGGTAACAACAGGAATCACGACTGTTTACACTGTCCCTAATGGTGTCTCATCAATTCATTTGTTTTCGGTCGTATCAAATGTTTCTTCTGGTATTGCAACTGTTACGGTAAATCATGTAAGAAATGGAAGTTCCTTTGAATTAATTAAGAATGCGAAAATACCTGCAACTGATGCATTAAATCCAATTGGCGGAAGTCTTGTATTGGAAGTTGGGGATAGAATTGAAATAACTGGTTCTGCAAACAGCGCGATGAAATTCACCCTCAGTATTTTAGAATCTGCAAAGTAAGTAAATGGCGACTCTAAATAGCGGAAAAGTTGTTGGTGCTGACGGAGAATTTATATCTCTTGAAGACGCGGAAAGATACCTGGGACTGCCAGGTACTAACGGATATGTTCTTGCATCAAATACTGATGGAACAAGATTCTGGACTGTAGGTGGCGCTCAAGGAACTGCTGGATCTGGTGGTGCCCAGGGTGCAACAGGAACACAGGGAACTGATGGTAGCACTGGATCTCAGGGAACCCAAGGTATTCAAGGAATTACGGGTACTCAGGGAGCAGTAGGTGTTCAGGGTTCTACTGGATCCACCGGAGCACAAGGAACTCAAGGTATTCAGGGCATTTCGGGAACTGATGGTACATCTGTTACTATTGTTGGGTCTGTAGCATCTAAGACTTCTGGTATTGGATCAACAGTTTTAACCAATAATGATACGATTTATAGTTGGTATCCACCATCTTCTGGTAATGGAGTCATTGCCCAAGATAGTGGAAATCTTTGGGTATTTGATGGATCCATTTGGAACAATGTTGGTCAAATTGTAGGACCTCAAGGAACCACTGGTGCAACAGGTTCCCAAGGTACTATGGGTTCTACAGGAACTCAAGGAACCACTGGTTCTACCGGCACTCAAGGAACTACTGGATCAACAGGTTCCCAAGGCACTACAGGTGCTACTGGTTCTCAGGGAACTACAGGTGCTACTGGAACTCAAGGTATTCAAGGTATTCAAGGTCTTGGTGTTCAGGGAGCCTCCGGAACATCTGTTACTATTGTCGGATCAATTGCAACAAAAACATCTGGTATTGGATCTACAGTTTTAACCAATAATGATACAATATATCCATGGTATCCGCCATCTGCAGGTAGTGGTGTTATTGAAGACAGTACAGGTGATCTGTGGGTATTTGATGGATCCATTTGGAACAATGTTGGTCAAATTGTAGGACCTCAGGGAATTACTGGAGCACAAGGAACGACAGGTTCTCAAGGAACAACAGGTTCTCAGGGTGTTCAAGGAATCTCTGGTTCTGGTGGATCTCAGGGAACTACTGGTGCTACTGGGTCTCAAGGAATTACTGGTTCTACAGGAACTCAAGGAACTACAGGTGCTACTGGTTCTCAAGGTTTAACTGGAGGAACTGGATCTCAGGGAACTACAGGTGCTACTGGTTCTCAGGGAACTACAGGTGCTACTGGTTCTCAAGGAATTACTGGATCGCAAGGTATTCAAGGTAGACAGGGTACTACAGGTTCTCAAGGTTCTAACGGTACTCAAGGAACTACTGGAAATTCTGGAGGAATTGGTGCTCAAGGTGCTACTGGTTCTCAAGGAATTACTGGATCGCAAGGTATTCAAGGTAGACAGGGTACTACAGGTTCTGGATCTCAAGGAACAACTGGTGCTCAAGGATTAACTGGTGGAACTGGTCCTCAGGGAGTTCAAGGAATAACTGGATCTCAGGGAACCATTGGTCCTCAGGGAACAATTGGTACTCAGGGTATTCAGGGTTCTTTAGGAACTCAAGGTTCTACTGGTCCTGGAACTATACTTAATGCTACTGCAGTTTCTAATGATGCAACTTATTATCCAGTATTTGTCGCAAATACCGGTAACCAAACACCAAGTATAAGAACAATAGCAACAGCATTTACATTTAATCCTTCATCAGGAACTTTAACTGTACCTGGTGATGTTAATTCTGGATCTGATTTTAGATTAAAAGAAAATATTGAAACAATCGTCAATGCACTTTCAACAGTTGGAAATCTTCGTGGTGTTAAGTTTGATTGGAAGCAAAGTCACAAAACATCATTTGGCGTGATTGCACAAGAACTTGAAGAAATATTACCAGAACTCGTAAACGGTGATGAGAATAAAACTGTAAATTATAATGGATTAGTTGGCGTTTTGATTGAAGCAATTAAAGAGTTAAAAGAAAAAGTTGAAGTTCTTGAAGTAAATTCTAAATAAAAGTATAAGGAGAATCCAATGACTGCAATAACAAGAAATAGAGAACTTTCTCAATTCGGTTCTTTTATCTTTGTTGATGATTCAAATCAAAATGTTGCAATCACTACAGATTCTTCTCGTTTTGTTGGAATAGGATCTACAGTTCCAACATCAAAACTTGTTGTGTCAGGTGACGTAAGAATTTCCGGAGTTGTAACTGCAACAAGTTTTACTGGATCAAGTTTTATAGGAACTGCAACTAATGCATCTAATGCAGTTTATTCTGAAGTTTCTGGATTATCAACGGTTGCATCTATTGCCAATTACGCTATAGTTTCTGGACTATCAACCGTCGCATCTGGAATAGGATCCACGAGTAGTATAAACACTTCTGGTATTATTACAGCATCTGCATTTTATTTGAATGGTGCTTTGATTATTAATCCCGAAGTATCTACTTGGGATTATCCTGGAACTGCAGGACTCGCTCATACTGTTTATCGTTTAGGTAATGTTGGAATAGGAACTTCTGTAGGTATTAATGAAAAGTTAGTTGTAGATGGTAATGTTTCTGCAAGTCGTTACACTTCAACAGTTGCTTCTGGAACTGCACCACTTACCGTATCTTCAAGTACTCTTGTTACTAATTTAAATGCAGACTTTTTGAGAGGAAAGGCTGCGCCATCTGGAGACATCGTTGGTACTACGGATTCTCAAACTCTTACCAATAAAACTCTTACTACTCCTACTGTTGGTAGTGCTGGTGCTAACTTTAGTGGATCGTCTGGATTAACTAATTTACGTGCATCAACATCAGCATCGGGAACACTTACACTTCCAGCAGAAACTGGTACTCTTATTAGTACTGCAAGTGTTGGGGTAGTCACTTCAGGTAATATTTTAAATGGAACAATTTTAAATGAAGATATCAATGCCTCTGCAGGTATTGCGGTATCAAAGTTAGCGGCATCTACAATTTCTGGTATTACTTTAGGAAATAATTTAAATTCTCTTTCTTTTGGTTCATATTTAACTGCAGGAAGTTCATATAATGGATCATCTTCGGTTTCTGTTTCTGTAGCTGGAACTACTTTAAACACAGGAGATACCTTAGTCGCAAGAAATGCGTCTGGAGATTTCTCTGCAGGATCTATTAATTGTTCATACCTAACTGCTTCATTTACAGTAGAAGCACTTGACTTTAATTCTACCAGTGACTTAAATCTCAAAACCAATGTGAATACCATTGAGAACTCTTTGGATATTGTAAATTCACTAAGAGGAGTTTCTTTTGATTGGAAGGTGAATGGCAACAAATCATATGGTGTAATTGCACAAGAACTTGAAGAAGTTCTTCCTGATCTTGTAACAACAAAGGATAATAAATCAGTAAATTATAATGGACTTGTTGGAGTATTAATTCAGGCAGTTAAAGAACTTTCTGCTGAAGTAGAAGAACTTAAGAAAAAAATACAGTAATAAACTTTAAAACTAAATACTTAAAATTCCTTAAAACAAATGGCAGTCGCTGAAATTACGAACATAGTCATTGAGAAAGGAACTGATTTTGAAGCGACCTTCAATCTTTTTGAACCAAATCAGTCTGCGACAGTTCTTTCTGGATTGACTACTACTTATGCAACGATTCGTAAGTATCCAGACTCAACAACTGGTGAAGAGTTTTCAAAAACAATCACTGCTAATACTGGAACCATTAAACTTACGTTAACTGCGACACAAACTGCAAACCTTAAGGCAGGTAGAAACTATTTTGATGTAGTTTTAACTATTGGTGGAAAGAAAACAAAGGTTATTAAAGGAACAGCGATCGTAGAAGAGAGTGCTTCTGTATGACATATAAAGTTTCTGTTTCTTCTGGAAATAACTACTCAGTCAAATACTCACAACCAGCAAATTATAAAACAAGTCTTTCATACGATATAACAATCATGCCACAGAATCTTAATGAACTGACAGATGTTGAGTTAAGTGGTAACAATTATGATAGATATGTGTTAGTTTATGATTCAGCAAGCGGAAAATGGAAAGATATGAACCCCGACGTTGTTCTTTCTGCAGCTACAACGACTCCAGATGCAAACAGAACAACATTTACTCTCCCAACTGACTTTGAGGAGAAACTTGACCTGGATCTCAGTAATAATATTGATCTTGATGCTGGAACCTTTTGAGCATTCTAAATATTATTATAATCAAATAATAGTAAGAAGATGCCTGCACCAGTACTTCAGTTTAAGAGAGGTAATGCGGGGGTAGCAGGAACCGTACCTGCACTCCGTCCAGGTGAACCAGCAATTTCGTTAAACAATTTTGATTTCTTTATTGGTATTGATACCTCAGTAGCAAATAATAAGTTCTTCGGTTCCCACCGCTATTGGGGAAGAGAGGATGGAACCAATTCTTTAAGATTGAAGTTAGTTGATAAAGATGGAACTAACAGTATAAATCTTAAATCACCAAATACACTTGCTGGAATTGTAACTTATACCCTTCCAGGAACAATTACTGATGGATATTTTCTAAAAACCAATTCAACTGGTGTTCTTTCTTGGGAACAAGTTGTTAGCAATATCAATATTGCCGCAGATAGTGGAACTCCAGATAGTGTCAGTACTGGTGCAACTATTACATTTGCTGGCGGTACAAATGTCAATACTGCCGTAACTAATGATACGATTACAATTAATCTTGATAATGATATTAATGTTTCTGGTGTAGCAACTGTTGGATCTTTTGTCTCTAATAATGGCGGAATATTTAATGGTAATGTTCAAGTTAATAGTAACTTAACTGTAAATGGTAATGTTACCGTTGGAGGTACTACCGTTACTTTAAGAGGTGAAGACGTTTTTATTGAAAACAAAGATATTATTCTTGGATTTACAACTTCAGTAACACCAAATGATGATACTGCAAATCATGCTGGTGTTGCCATTGCTTCTACAATAGGAACTCCACTAACTTCATTTACTGCAACTGGAATCAATACTCTTCCAGATACTTATAAGCAATTAATGTGGTTCAAGAGTGGTACTCTTGGATTTGGTACTGATGCATTTGCCTTTAACTATGGTGTTGCCATTGGAACTACAACAATGGCAAATGGCGTTCGTCTTGCCGTTGGTCCTAATGTAACTGTCACTGATACAACAGTTACTGCAACTACTTTTAGTGGAGCACTTTCTGGTAATGCATCATCTGCTAATCAAGTTAAAACAGTAACTGCAAGTGATACTAATGCAAATTATTATGTAACTTTTGTTGATGCTAATAATGGTTCTGCAACAAATGAAAGTGTTTATACCGATGATGGTATATACTACAATCCAGGTACAAATACTTTTACGACTCAACACGCTTCACTTACTGGAAATATAAATGTTGCTGGTGTTTCTACACTTGCAGGAAACGTATTCTTAGGTGATTCGGGAAGTGACACTATTACTGTTGTTGGAGTAACTACATTTACCACTTCTAATGTTTTTATTGATAATCAACTTTTTGTTGGTGGCATTCAAGTTACTGGTGGCGCATCTGTTGTTGGTCAAGATATTACTGCAAGACACATTAATCTCTCAGGTATTGCTACCGTCACTGGACTAATTGATGGTAATGGTGGTGCTGATATTTCTGGACACACTGAACTTGATACTGTAAATGTAAGCGTCGCATTAACTTCTACTGCTCTTACTGTAGGAACTGGTGTAGGTATTACCCAATTCTCTGGATCAGTATCTACAGGAACTTCAACATCTTCTGTTCCTACTTCTTCTGCAGTAATTGATTATGTTGGTTCTCAAGTTGGTGCAATTGATTTAACTACAAGTATTGCTGCTGATAGTGGTACTGGATCAGTAAGCACTTCTCAAACTTTCACAATTGCAGGAACTGCAGGTGAAATTGAGACCTCTGCTTCTGGACAAACAATTACTGTTGGTCTTCCTGATGCAGTTGTTGTTGGAACTTCTTTAAGTGCTCCAACAGTTAGAGCAAATATTATTCAATCGCAAAATACTGGTGCGACAGCGATTACCATTACTGCAAATGATGTTACCATTGCAGATGATTTAACGGTTGGTGGAAATCTTTATGTTAATGGAAACACCACTCAGGTTAATACAACTTCATTAACCGTTGAGGATCGTACCATTCAACTTGGAATGGTTGATGGTGCTGCACCAACGACTGCAACGACTTGGGACCTTGGCGTTCTCTTTAATTATTATACTGATAGTGCAAAACAATCTGCAGTTGTTTGGGAGCACGCAGATGCAAGATTTAAGTTCGGCTCTGTAATAACTGATGGTGGCGGAACTGGAAATGACAATCCACAAATTACAGTTTCTACATTTGCTCCTATTGAAGTAAGTGCTCTTTGGGTAACAGATTGTGCGGGAACATCTCAAGTTATTTCTTGTACTGGCTCAACAAGAAACTTAGAGAATATCACTATTGACGCTGGTGTTTTTTAGAGTTAATTAAAATCCAATAAATACACCCAGGAGACTGGGTGTATTTTTTTATGTCTGAAGATGATTTGAAAGCAATTCTTGCAAAATATCAACAGAAAGCATTTGATTTGTTTAATAGAAATATTGTCTTAGAAACTCAAGTAGAAACACTCACGGCAACTGTAAGTAATTTGAGTTTTGAGTTAGAAAAATTGAAAAAACCAAAAAGAGGTTTAAAGACAGAAGAAGATTTTTCATAAATACCTAAGATTCTTATATAAGAATCCCTAAGGTTCCTACTACCATGCGAATAAATGGCTGACCCTATCATAAGAGTTAAAAGATCTACCGTTCAGGGAAAAATTCCTACAGTTGAACAGTTAGGTCTTGGAGAAATAGCTATTAACCATTATGATGCAAAACTGTTTATTCGCCAAGATACTTTAGGAGTAGGAATAGGAACTACCGTAGTTCAAATTGGAGTTCAGGGATTACAGGGTATTCAAGGAGTTCAAGGAACTCAGGGTATCCAGGGTGTCCAGGGAACCGATGGAATTCAGGGACTGCAGGGTGTTCAAGGAACACAAGGAATTCAAGGTACTCAAGGAGTTCAAGGAACTGATGGAATTCAAGGATCCATCGGTGCTCAAGGAACAACAGGAACCCAAGGTGCTACAGGAACTCAAGGAACTACAGGTACTCAAGGCACTGATGGTACTCAAGGAATTCAAGGTACTCAAGGTGCTATAGGAAGTCAAGGAACTACAGGTCCAGCTGGTACAAACACTGGACCTGGCATTTCTAGAATTGCTAACAACTATTACTTTGGATGGGGCGTCGCTCCAGGAACTGCTGGTACACGTCTTGTTACAGCAAGTAGGGTCTACTATGTATTGTTTAGCAATCCTGTAGCGACAACATGGACTCGCATTGGTGTTCGCGTTGGTACAAGTGTTGCTAGTAGCCTCGCACGCTTAGGTGTCTATGCGGTAGGAAACACAGGTCTTCCTACCACTCTTCTCCAAGACTTTGGTACCGTAAGTACTGCTTCAACTGGTGATAGAGAAATAACAATTTCATACACAATGGATCCTGGAAGTTACTATCTTGCTTTAATTTGTGATAGCGCAGTTACTTTTGCAGGACACTTAACTGAGTCTGGTATGGCTGCCTATATGTTTGGAGCTTCGTCAACGACAGTGTCTGCAAGTATAGCTTTGTGGTACGAAACCGGTAGTGGAAGTACCCTGCCCAGTACTGCAAATACTACTTTGACGGCAGAGGATACGTCTTTGCGTAGACCAATGATTTGGCTGCGTAAAGTATAATTCGGATTGGAGTCACCTCGGAGTAAGCCTTTTTTCTTGACTAAGTGATTCATAAATTGCTATAGTTTGTGCAACTTGTTATTCTCTATGTCTAAACCAGTACTGCATTTACTGGGTTTATTTCACACGCAAACAGCTATCAAATATTCGCATTGTGCTTTCACTGGGGGAATGTAGCGGCAACCGCAATTAAAATGTATAATGATGGTTCTATCAGGTTTAAATCTCAAGACACTACTGAAACATCTTATAGATCAATTTTTGCTCTTGATGTCAATTCAACTTCAGATATTAGATTTAAAGAAAATATTAGTATACTAGAAAATCCATTAGAAAAATTATTAACCCTGAATGGAGTTTCCTTTACTTGGAAAGATACTGGAAAATATTCAATTGGATTAATTGCACAAGAAGTTGAAAAAGTATTTCCTCAAATTGTTCACTCTGAGGGTAAAGAAAAATCAAAATCACTTAATTATAATGGTATGATTGGAGTTCTTGTTGAAGCAATTAAGGATCAACAAAAACAGATAGAAGAACTCAAATCTCAAATAAATAAAGCATAGACGATATTACTGAAATGACTGATCACGAAACTAACCTAAAACAAATTCTAAACGAACAAAAATCAATCCTGAATGAAATTCAAGAGTTGAATAATACTCTTACAATTAAGAAAGAGCAATTTTTGAAATTGCAAGGAATTGTTGAATATCTATCTGCAAACGGCGTTAAATCACAAAATTCAGAAGAAGTAGTTCAAGCGGAGCAAAATTGACAATGGCAATTACATACACAGTAGCAGAATACACTGAAGAAGATAGAACAGTAGAAGTTACATTTGAGAATTCAGAGGGACTTGTTCATAAAAGAACGATCAATATTCCTCATAATGAAGATGGAACCATTGACGAAGAATATTTTCAGGAAATTCTTGAGGGACAACTTCGAGGAGTAGAAAATAAACTCAAAGTTGGTGTAGTTACATTTGTAGAACCAACTCCAGAACCAACACCACCTCCAATAGGTATTGCAACGACGTAATATTATATTTTGCGTATGTTGTTTTAATTGCATTAAATAAAAAAAATCTATTTCTTAAATTTATTTTATAATGAACTTTGTAAAACTTGCATTGGAGAATGGTGGAAGTATTAAACCATTACTCATAGAACCTGAGAGTCTTTCAGGTCCATCACTCACAAATCCATCAGTTCTTGTATTGGGTGATAAGATTTTAGTTAATATTAGAAATGTTAATTATACTCTTTATCATGCAGAATTAAATAAGTTTGAACATCTTTGGGGTCCTCTGTCCTACATTCACCCCGAAAATGATATGCATCTGCGAACTACTAATTACATTGCAGAGCTTGATGAAAACTTAAATACAATTTACTCAACAAAAGTAGATACTTCTCAGTTTGATACATACCAACCCCAATGGGAATTTGTTGGTCTGGAAGATTGTAGGTTAATTAAGTGGGAAGATAAGATTTATATCTGTGGAGTAAGAAGAGACTTGGATACAAAAGGAACCGGAAGAATGGAACTTTCAGAACTTGAGTTTAGTGATTCTCAAGTCAAAGAAGTTTCAAGATACCGTATTCCTGGACCACCTCCAGATAATGAGTATTGTATGAAAAACTGCACTCCCATTGAAGGTAAACCATTTCATCTTTTAAAATGGACAAATCCAACTTGTTTGATGAAATTTGATAATGAAGGTGGAGAAACGGAGATCTTTGAGACAACAACTCAAATACCAAAAATGAATGATATGAGAGGTGGGTCTCAGGTTATTGAATGGAATGGTGGTTATCTCACATTAGTTCATGAGACAGAACTTTATAATAGTGAACAGGGAAGAAAGAACGCAACATATCGCCATCGCTTTGTTTATTGGGATAAAGACTTTAAGAATCAAAAATTCTCTAAGTTATTTTCATTCCTTAATATGAAGATTGAGTTTTGTTGTGGTCTTGCAGCATATCAAGATGATTTCTTGATTACCTTTGGAGCACAGGATAATGCTGCATATATTTTAAAAGTTTCGCAATCTTTCGTGGAGGATTTTATCAATGAATGAACTAATTCAACTGAGTTTAGATACCGAAAATGCAGAAAAGAACTATAATCTTGCAAAATGGTATGAGAATCAAGGACACACGGCTCCTGCACATACTTATTACTTGAGAGCAGCAGAAAGAGCAGAAGATGATAATCTTGCATATCAAGCACTGATAAGAGCATCATTCTGTTATAAATCTCAAGGTTCACGAGATGGTACAGAAAAAGTGCTTCTTGAAAATGCACTTAACCTTCTCCCACAAAGACCAGAGGCATATTATTTTCTATCGTTACTTTATGAAAGGAAAACAGAATGGCAAAATGCTTACACTTATGCGAACCTTGGACTTCAACAGAATGATTGCGAATCTTTAGACCTTCCAGAATTTCAAGGAAAGTATCTACTTATTTTCCAGAAAGCAGTTGCTGCTTGGTGGTGGGGTAAAGGAATGGAATCTAGAAAACTTTTCCATTCACTTGTCGATAATCACTGGAATGAAATGGATGAAACTCATAAAAAGTCAGTAGAAGATAATGTAACTCGTCTTGGTTCTGGTCCAGAATCTCAAGCATTTCATACCTATACAAAAGAAGAGTACTCAACTCTGAGATTTAAGTTTGAGAACTCATCTGCCATTGAGAGAAACTATTCTCAGATCTATCAAGATATGTTTATTCTTTCAATGCTCAACGGAAAGAAGAATGGAACATTCCTTGAGATTGGTGGTGCTGACCCATTCAAAGGTAATAATACAGCACTGCTTGAAAAGACTTTTGGATGGACTGGGGTTTCTATTGAGTATGATGAAAAGTTCATTCAAAACTATAGAAACTGTAGAAGTGCAAAACTACTTCACGATAATGCACTTACTGTAGATTATGATGAGATTCTATCTACAAACTTCTCTTCAAATGTCATTGATTACTTGCAATTAGATATTGAACCAGCAAGGAATACTTATGAGTGTATGTTAAAAATACCTTTTGATAAGTATAAATTTGCAGTGATTACTTATGAACATGATTATTATGTTGATGTTACAAGGTCATTCCGCGAAAAATCAAGAGAGTTTTTAAGAAGTAAAGGATATGTATTAGTAGCAAATGATTTATCACCAGATGGTAAATCAAACTTTGAAGACTGGTGGGTACATCCAGATTTGATTGATGAATCTATTCTTTCTAAGATGATATCAATTTCCAACCAAACACAGCACGCAAAAGAATATATCTTAAGTTCATCAGGAGAAGAACTGGGTTTTTTTAACCTAAGTGTAAACTCCAAACCAACATCTTGGATTGTAGATAACTTTTACGAAAATCCAGATTTAGTAAGAGAGTTTGCATTAAAACAAGACTATGTTGAAGGTGGATTTGGTAGAGGTTTTATTGGGAGACGTACAGAACAGCAGTTCTTATTCCCAGGTCTCAAAGAAAGATTCGAAGAGATTATGGGAAAGACTATTACAAAATGGGAAGAACATGGAATGAATGGTCGCTTCCAAATTGCATGGTCAGGAGAACCATTAGTTTATCATTGTGATAGTCAAAAGTGGGGTGGAATGTTATATCTCACTCCCGATGCACCTTATCAATGTGGAACAACTCTATATGCTCATAAAAAAACAAGAGCAAGAACTTATTTTGATAAAGGTTGGGATGCTTCTTGGGTAGATGTTCCCGGCGATTGTCACTTAGACGGAACACCATTTGAACCAGTGGATGTTCTTGGAAATGTTTATAATCGTCTTGTAATCTTTGATGCAAGTGCTATTCATTCTGCATCACAATATTTTGGGACAGTCAAAGAAAACAGCCGCTGCTGGCAAATGTTCTTTTTTGATACTGAGTGAAAAAACTTTATAAATAATTCTTAGTAAAGCCGAGTGGAGACACGAAGATGGCATCAAGAAAACTCTTTCTTGTAATGGAGGAGTGAACTAATGGCAATTCAAATTTCAGGTAACACTGTCATTAATGACCAGAGGGAACTTGGAGCAGCTCTAACATCTGCTTATGATGTTGTAACTGCGGGGGGTTCTACTACCATCGCAAATAGAACTGTTTATTATGTGACAACAAATAGCCAAACTATTACGCTTCCATTATCGCCTTCTGCAGGCAATGAAGTCGTTATTATGGTTGGTAATTATACCGGCGTTGTAGTAGCAAGAAACGGATCTAACATTATGGGTCTTGCGGAAAATATGACGTTAGATGCAGCTTACGCGGCAATAACGTTAATTTATGTTGATGCCACTCGTGGCTGGGTCATTTGTTAATAACAAAAAAGGAGAAATAGAACAATGAGTCTTTTAAGTCAGTTTTTTCCAAAAGGTGGTGGAGATCCTCAAAGCGATGTAGTTCCATTAGAAATTCTTGCAGTCGGTGGCGGCGGCGGAAGTGGGTCGATGGTTGATGCTTGTATGGATTATTTTTATTTTTATCCAGCAGCGTGCCCAACGGGTGCGTTTTGTGCAACTCCAACGTGTTTTCCACTTGTTAACGGAAGTCCCCAATATGGTAGTGGGGGTTCTTGTGTGCTAGCTTGTGGTCCTGGAAACTGCCCCGCTCAATTTGCAGCTGGGGCTGGTGGAGCTGGAGGCGTATATTATGCAGATTATTTTGCAACTCCAGGAAGAACCTATCCAATTACAGTTGGTGCCGGTGGTGCAGGGGGAGTTTCTAGTAGAGGGTCTTCCGGAGGAACGACATCATTTAATAGCCCAAATGGTTCTCAGTTAATCTATGCTATTGGTGGTGGTGGTGGTGGATATCCTACTTCGATACACCAAGCAGGATCCCTCACAGCACGCGATACGTGTGCATCAGGAATTTCGGGAGGTTCTGCCGGAGGTTCTGTTCCAACATGTTACTGTATGCAATACTCTCCTACTACTTGGAATATGAGTAGTGTTTGTACGGCACCCTCAGGATCCATATACGGAACCTCTCTTGCGACATTTACTGGAGCGTGTAACGTAACATATAGTACAACCAGACCTACTAGATTTGGATATAATGCAGGTGGACCATCAAGAAGTACACAGTTCAACTGTACTTGTACTAATATGTTAGGTGGTAGTGCAGGAAATACATTATGCGGAACCACGCCATTCTTTGTATCTTCTATGACAGGAACCACTGTATGTTTGGCAACTGGTGGATGTGCGGTAGGTTACACTTGCTGCAACCCAACTTTTATTAATGGATGCCCAGGATGTACTAATGGGGTAACTGCAAATAGTGGAAATGGTGCTCAGGGAATATATTATACATATATGCCCCAACAATCTCAATATACATGTCTTGCTCCTAATGGATGGGCAGGAAGTCCCGGAGTTCTAGTTGTTAGATATCCTAGTGCATATGCAGCATCACCTTCATTCCCAGGAGCAACTGATTGTAGTCCCGCAACTCCAGGATTTAGGACATATAGATTTACATCATCCGGATCAATTACTTTACCATAATAATAGGAGGATAAAATGGCACATTTTGCAAAATTAGATGATAACAATAAAGTCATTGATATTATGGTGATAAGTGACGACCAAATTATGAATGAAAATGGTGTGGAAGATGAGCAAGTTGGTATTGCTAGATGTAAAGAAATTGCTGGTGCTCATACAAATTGGAGACAATGCTCATTCAATTATAACATGAGAGGTACATATCCAATTATCCAAGAATCATATTATATTGAAGAAAATGATATTTTTACACCACCCAAACCTTTTGAAAGTTGGATTTGGAACACTACCGAACAAGAATGGAAATCACCTAAACCAAAACCAGAAGATACCAATGAAGGTGGTTACACTTGGGATGAAGATTCTTTAGACTGGGTATTTAGACCAAACCCAACTATCCTCAATAATATACCCGTTAGACCAGAACCTCCTGATAGTCAGCATGATTATATCTTAGATTTTAGTACCGGTGAACCAACTTGGAAATTAATAGAACTACCTCCACCATCCACAGATACAATTTGATAATGAAATTGTGGATGTAAGTTTTTACATCCACAATAAATAATATGTAATCATTTTTTGGGAGATTATTGATTTGGCCTATCAAGCGATTTGGCACAATACGGAATTACCAAGTAAGGTAGTAGATTGTGTTATAGAAGACTTAGAAAAATATAAATTGGATCAAAATCTACATCACTCTAAAATTGATGGAGATGTTACAGATTCTGATATTAGAAATTCAAAAAATTGTTGGTTACCAACCTCTCATTGGATAGGAGGATTTATTTGGCATTATATTCAATTAGCAAATAGAGATAATTTTTTATTTGATATTAAACATATAGAAGCAGATAATATCCAATATACTTCTTACGGAGTCGGGGAGCACTACACTTGGCACATTGATGCCGGAATGAGTGGACTGTCAATTCCAACATCCAAAGGAGCTCCAGTACTGTGTAATGAGTTAGCAACTGATTTCATTAATAAAAATTGTGAATTAACTAGAAAACTATCTTTCTCATTGCAACTTTCGGATGAAGATTCTTATGAAGGTGGGCAATTGCAATTTATTGATGAAAATAAAAGAACATTTTTTGCGCCAAAGAAAAAAGGAACGATGTGCGTATTTGATTCAAGAATGATGCACAGAGTTAGACCTGTTACAAGTGGCGTAAGAAAAAGTTTAGTTGGTTGGGTAAGCGGACCTAGATGGAGGTGATAATATGACTATGACTGAAGATTTTATATCTCAATGCGAATTATTCAACTATGGTAATTCTAAAACAAATAATGATTTTTTTGAGAAAAATGGATATCTAATTATCAAAAATGTTTGGGATCCTAAAGACTTTTTTTGTTGGCCACCAAGCGAACGTGGAATGATTAAATATTTTGGAAAAATTTCAAAATTCCACCACGATCCCAATGAAATGCAAGTGCCAGGTTCTTTGGCAAGATATTCATTTCCACCATACAAGTATTTTCATTCTCAACTTAGATTGAAAATTGAAAAAGAAATAGGAAAAAAACTTTTTAATACTTATTATTATGATAGATTTTACTTTAACAACCAAGAACTCGAAAAACATTGTGATAGAGAGTCTTGTGAAATATCCTTGACATTCCATGTAAGTAGCAATATTCCAAAACCTTGGCCTATTTGGATAAAAACTCCAGATACTTATGATGATCTTAACAAAACTCCCGACGAAAGAAAAATAATATCAAAGGGAAGAGAAGTCTCGGTTACATTAAATCCGGGAGATGGGTTATTATATAAAGGTTGTGAAAGACCACATTGGAGAAATCCAATGCCATCAAAATATAACTCTTTTCAAAAATTTCTAAATAAGGTAAGAAAAATTGAAGATGATTCATATTATCATCAAGTATTTTTTCATTATGTTCTTGCAGATGGAAAATATTCTCATTTTGCAGGTGATAACAAATAAAATTATTTTGGGGGATTAAATGATTATACTTGGAATTTATGGTTCTTTTGATTGGATAGCAGACAAATCATTCAATGAATATGGAGAAATGACATGGTGCCATGATTCTGGTGCTACTTTATTCATCAACGGTAACTTAGTTTCTAGTATCGCAGAGGAAAGATTAACTAGACTCAAGCATGATGGAAATTTCCCAATTAATTCAATCAATTATTGTTTAGGTGAAGGAAATATTAGCGGCGAAGATGTTGATTATGTCTACATTCCATCAATGTGCGTTGGGATTTGGTATAAAAAATGGTATGAAGGAAAAATTCATTCTATCATAAAAGAAAAATTTCCTAATGCTGAAATTAAATTTGTTTCACATCACCTAAGTCATGCTTGTGCATCTATTTTTTCATCTCCATTTAATGATGGATCCTTTTTGACGTTGGATGGTGCTGGTTCTCTTATTATGAATGCGGATCATCAATCCCAAATGGCAGAAACAAGTTCGATTGGTTATTTCAATAAGGAAAAAAGAATTCTTCGTTTCTTTGCCGGAATGAATGGAACAAATGATTTTGGTACATATTATCATGCTCTAGCACATCACATCTATTGTGAAAAAGTAGGGAAACAAATTGATGGATATGATGAAAAATATCGAGAAACCTGGGATGGAAAAATCATGGGTCTCTCTGCATATGGTTCTTCAGTCAACTTTAACGATAGTTTAAAAGAATACAAACTATCGAAAGAACTTTCCCACGAATCTGTTCCTTATGTTGCATTTGATATTCAAAATAGATCATCTTGGAAGTTTAAAAACGTAGATGAAAAAGCATTTATCCTCCAAAAGAATTTTGAACATGCTCTATTAGATTATGTAAATGAACTGAAAAATGAATCTTATCTTGAAGACAACATTTGCCTATCGGGAGGATCATTCTTAAATGTTCTTGGAAATAGCGTGTTAAAAGAAAGTGGTATATTTAAGGGTATTCATATTCCCCCGTGCCCCAATGATACAGGTCTTCACTTTGGAGCAGCGTGCTATGGGGTATTTAAGAATAAAGAATCAGTAGTTCTTCCAGATAACATTGCTCTTTTAGGAAAAGAATATACAGAAGATGAAATTATTTCTGCAATGGAGGAAGGTCAGGTTCAATATGAAAAATATGAAGATTTTGATGAACTTTGCGAATTCACTGCACTTCAACTAAGTTCAAATAAAATTATTGGTTGGTTCCAAGGGAGATCAGAATTTGGACCAAGAGCATTAGGTTCTCGTTCACTTTTAATGCATCCAGGTCCAGCAAAAAATAAAGACATTATGAATCATAGAGTAAAACATCGTGAGTATTGGAGACCTTTTGCTGGAATTATTTTGGAGGAACACTTAAATGAATATTTTGAAGAAGATTTCAATTCACCCTACATGCTATATTCTCTCACTGTTAGAGAAGAAAAAAGAGAAGAACTTGGGGCAATTACTCACAAAGATAACACTTGCCGCATTCAAACAGTAAATGAAAAAATGAATAGACGGGTAACTAAACTTCTAGAAAAATTTAAAGAAGAGACTGGTATTCCTGCAATTCTAAATACATCATTCAATGACAATGGAGAACCAATCGTAGAATCTCCTGAAGATGCGATTCGCTCATTTAAAAATATGGACATTGATTATCTTGTAATTGGAAATTTTGTAATTAGAAAGTAAAATGGACTCATTAATTGTTGATTTAAAAGAGGAACATTTTGAGGAATGGAAAGAACTTTTTGATGCTACGATAGAAGAATATATTCCTATTCACAATCATATTCGAAAAAAATTTGGTTGTTTAGTGGGAGGAGACACCGGTAGTACATATTTTGGAACTGCTGGAGACATATTAAACATTTTTAATTTTTTTAATAACAAATGCGTAGAAGTTATTAAAAATAAATATCCTGAAATTTATGGGGAATAAATCAGTTATGAAGACAATTATTAACATTGATGGTGGTTATGGTCGCGTTCTTTGTGCAATCCCCGCCTTACTTAAATACGCAAAATTAAATCCAGATGAAGATTGGTATGTAATGATTCCTGCTTGGGATGTTGCTACTTGGGGAATCCCCGAACTACAAAATAGAACTTTTAATCCAGAAACAAAAGGAATATTTGAAAATTATTATTGGGATGCAGATAAAGTTATCTATCCAGAACCTTATAAACTTCCAAAGTTTTATAGAAATGAAATTTCTCTTAGAGAAGCTTTTGATGAAATTATCAATAACACAGAAGACCATTCAGATCTTCCTGAAATGACATTTAAATGTTCTCTGGATGAAATTATTACTGCTAAGAGAACACTATCGCAAATTAGTAACGAAAATAAAAATAAAAAAATTATAGTTTTTCAACCTTTTGGTAGTACAATTGAACATACTGAGCTTGGAATGTATGATAAAAGTATGAGATCAATTAATCATTATATGGTTGAAAAAATTGTTGAAGAATTGTCTAAAGACTATATTATCCTCAACATGAATGCTCTAGTTTGGCAGCATGAAAAAGTCGTTAATATTTCTCCCGATCCAGGACTAAGAATCTGGGCAGCAATAATCCAAGAGGCAGACTATTTTATTGGTTGCGATAGTTGCGGTCAACACATAGCAAGGTGTGTTGGAACAGATTCTTCAGTTGTTGTTGCAGGAACTCACGAAGTGAATATTTCTTATCCAGAAAAATTTCACATCATCAAAAGAGAAGGTACAAAATATTACCCAAACCCAATGAGAGTTTCTATGTTAAATTCAATGTTATCTGATAAATTGAATGAAGAAAGAAATGCATTTACTGATGATGAAATTTTTTCTTCAATCAAAGAAATTAGAAAGCGTATTGAAAAGGGGAATAAAATTACTAGTGCAACTACAATAACCGCAACAGAAGTAAAAGAATCTAAAGGATTTTCTAAATGAAAATTACGATTCCAGTATCAGTTGGTGAACTAATAGATAAGATTACAATTCTCGAAATAAAGTCTAGGTTCACTAGCAGCGAATATGTTTCCAAAGAACTTGAAGACTTGAATAAGATTAAAGATACTCTCTTTCATTTTACAGTTGAGTATATGGATGAATTAAGAGAAGTAAATCAAAAACTTTGGGATATTGAAGATGAGATAAGAGATTTGGAAAAGAAACAAGACTTTAGTGAAAGATTTATCAAACTCGCCCGAAGTGTTTACCTCACTAATGATAAAAGAGCATTAATAAAGAAAAAAATTAATGAGCAAACAAATTCTGAATACTCTGAAGTAAAATTATATTAAAAAATGATCCCAAAAATTATTCACCAAACTGCCCCAGAAGATAAAAATGCATGGCATCCATGTTGGGAAATATGCCAAAAATCCATTAGAAAACAATTTTCATTAGAAGAATTCGAATATATTCTTTGGAATGATGAACAAATGGATAAATTTATTGAAAAAAATTATGGAAATTATTGGGAAGACTATAATTCAATACAAGAGCATATTATAAAGATTGATCTCTTTAGATACTTTGTTCTTCATTTTTATGGTGGAATTTATATTGATATGGATATTTTTTGCCATAAGAATTTTTATGGTGAACTGAAAAGTAATATTTGTATAATTGAATCCGGACATGGTTTGGAAGTGCTCCAAAATTCTTTAATGGCATCTGTACCAAAAGATGATTTTTGGATCTTTTGCGTAGAAGAGTGTCTAAAAAGATATAAATCATTAAAACCAGAAGAGTTTTTAAATTTTCCACAATATGTTCATATTGTTTCTGGACCAAAATTATTAGAAAGTATCTATTTTTTATATAAAGATTCCAATAACATTAAAAAATTAAATTGTATTAATTATTGTATGTCATCTTGTTTTTATCACAAAAATCAATTTACTGTTCACATGGCAACTGGACAGTGGGGAGAAAAACTTCACTATGTGGATATGAATGAGGTAAAAACCAAATTTAATTCAATTCAAGAATTGAAGAAAAATAATTATATAGAAAAAAGATTAAATGGAAATGCCAATATACTAAAATTTTACGAAGAAATAGTGAAAGACATTTAAAAAACTGGCACATGACCCCCCAAAACCGACTTGGGGGGTTTTATAGTAGGTACATACCGAACGAGACCAATGAGGTACTCAAATTTGGACCGACTGATTTTTGTTGGCAGTTTTGTATGGTTTTCTCACTGGAGTGCTAAAGTTGCCGAAGCAGTGTTGAGATTTGTACTTTAATGCACTACCTTGATATAACTGGTTATGGTGCGCGTAGGAGACGCTGCAAGGGCACTGTTTCCTGGTTCCTTCATAAGTACCTACCCAGACATCATATTGCCGTAGAGGTCCTTCACAGAGGTCTTCGTAGGGAGCAATCCTACGGTTACTGTTCTGTGTCTGGTGACATCTATCGTCCTCGTGAGTTTCTGATTGAGATTGATCCCAAACTTGATCTGGAACTTTATACAAAGACCATTATCCATGAGTTAATTCACTTGCGTCAATGGGTAAAAGGTCTTCTCAAAGAACGTAGAGGTAAGATGTATTACAAAAACATCAACTGTGATGATCTTGATTACTGGGATCAACCACATGAAGTAGAAGCACACTCACTTGAACAAATGTATTACGAAGACTACTTGACAGACACCCATCAATCCATGTAGACTACCTTTGTCCTGGTTGATAGAAAAGCTTTAAGTACACATCAAAACACTATGAACACCAAGAAAAAATTCATCAACGTTCAACCAAAGAGTTCTAAGGCAAAGAACCGATTCGTAAACATTATGCAATCACTTCATGCAATGGAGGTGGAACAAGAAACTGAAGATAAGTTCTTCTTAGTTTCTCTCAATCGCCAATACTGCACTTGGGTGCCTAAGAGTGGAAATGAACATTGGGAGATTATTAAATGATTGGATTAATCGCAGCACTTACTTGTGGAATTTCTACATACTATGGAGTAGGAGACGGATTTCATGGACAAACTACGGCAAATGGTGAGCGGTTTGATGCTTATCGTTGGACTGCAGCTCATCCTTATCTACCTATGGGTACACGCATACGGGTAACAAATCAGGATAATGGTAAGCAAGTAATTGTTCGTATCAATGATCGTGGACCGTATTCTCATGCTGATTTAGATTTGTCTTATGCTGCCTTTGCGCACATTCAGTCTGTAAAAAAAGGTAACGCTGTCGTTTGTTGGAGGGTTGTTGGATGAAAAAACTGATTGTTCTTGCCGCACTTTTGTTTTCCTCTCCTGCCTTTGCTCAGGAAACTAAAACTTATCGTCCATTTCGTTATGAGACTGCATGTATGTTGGAATCAGGAGTTCAAACTTATCCTGATGTATGTGTAGTGATTGAAACTCGTGAGACTGGTGGAGCACTTCGCACTCGTAATATCTTTTCTAACAAGCACGGACTTACAATCAAAGGACGTTTTGATAAAGAGAAAGGTTACATGACTTGGGATAGTCATAACAAATACGAATACAAGTGGGAATATAAGATCGGCGGTACTGGTGGAACTGATGGTCTTGGTGCCTGGACATATGTAATGCCAGGATTCCTACTACAAAATGTAAGTTGGGATTAATTATTAAAAAATCATAAACTACCTTAAATAGTAGTAGAATAGGAGAAAACTATGGTTGTATTTCTCACGGCAACCATAATCAGCTGCAGCGATGCATTGAGTGTTATTCAACGTATCTCAAGAGTTGTTGGATTAACTGAACTTCAAAAAACTGAAATCATTCACGAAATCCGCAAAGTTATCCCTTCCTGTCCCGTTAAAGTAGTAAAAAAATGACTGAAGAATCTCAAATTGACAAGTGGAATCGTGGAGTGACTCTATTTGAAGAAAGTGTGTTGAAACCAGATCCTGAACTTCGTAACTGTGCTCACAACCAAAAGTGTTACAATGAACTCATGGCAGTACGTGAACAAGTTCTGCAATATCTTAAAACTCTAAGACAATGAGTTCATATACATTTTGGTTTGTTATTTTTGCTTTGCTCACCTATTTCATAGTTACAGATAATAGTGTAGCGAGGGCATTTTATATGCTAACTCAACTGGCAAAAGTACAATATGAAAAAACAAAATGGTGGATACTACATAATCCAGCAAATCCAATTGTAAAGTATTTGATATGGCGTAAGTCTATGAAACTTGCAGAAGAACTCATGAGAGAGTTTGAGGAAAAACAATGAAATATCTCATTCTTCTCTTACCTTTTATCACTCTTCCAGCAAGTGCAATTACTTGGAAAGAATTTTGGGAACCTTTTGAACCAAGAGTTTATTATAGAGAACCAATATGCACTCAAGATGTTTACCGTGAGGAATATGTTCCAGGAGATAGGTGGAGACCTGGATATGTAAGATCTTGGAAAGAACGAGTAAGAGTCCCTTGCTGGCCCAGATATTGAACTGTCACAAGACCCCTTGATTTTTCCGTCAGGGGGTCTTATAGTATGTGCATACAAGTCAAGAGCAATGACCTACACAGCGAAACTCAAAGTTCAATTTGATACTGAATGGACCCAAACTTATGGCGGATCTGGAATCTATGATGATGAAACTCTTCCTGAAGAGCATTATACCTTTGAGATTCCTTGCGAAGACATTAACGCCATTCAGTTGTTTCGTTTCTTTGCAACTATTGCCCGTGCAATGGGGCATAATGAAATCGGCATTATGAAAGGTGCTTGTTCACTTGCATTTAATGATATGCGTAGTGAAGAAGATATGAAAAAGATTGCTTATGAGTTTGATCTTAAACTCTCTGAAGAGTATTCAAAAGAATTTGCTGAGATGCAGGATGAGATTTATGATCTGAAAGCAAAACTGTCTCGCTGTCAGCAACCTGATAATCCAAACTACACAGAGGAAGAAATGGATGCTCTCTGCTCTCAAAACGAAATTACTGCTGATATTCTAAAAAGTGCTGAAGTTGTTTGTAGAGATTGTGGAAGTAAATATGGTCATTATTCAGTAGGTTGTTCTTCTACTTGGACTGGAACTTGTAATGTATGTGGTCAGGAAAAAAGTATTACAGAGGTAAGAGATTGGAATTACCTAAAAGAAGGTATTGATAAACTTTCTAAATAATAATATCTGTTGAAACCGCAATCTCTACAGATAAGATTAGGTGCTCTTTGGGCACCTTTTCTTGTATAAATACTAATGCGGTTTCAATAGAATAGAAATGAATTACCTAAAGGTTTATTGTAATCTTATCAGGAAAGCAGAGAATAGAACTCCTCCTGAAGGATATACCGAAAAACATCATACATTTCCAAAAGGTATTTTTGGTGATAATGAAAGAATTGTTGTTCTTACTTCAAGAGAACATTATGTTGCACATTTGTTATTGGAACAAATTTATATTAAAAGATATGGAATTCGTGATGAAAGAACAGAAAAAATGACTTTTGCTTGTCTTTTAATGAGAAGTCGTAGTGAAAAATATAATTCTCATTTATATGAAAAAATAAGAAAAAGACATAGTAAAAATATGAAAGAAAAAATGAAAGGTAAAGGAAATCCAAGATATGGAAAACCTGGATGTAATGGTGAAAAAAATGGAATGTATGGTAGTGAAAGATTTGGCGAATTAAATCCAATGTATGGTAAAAAACAAAGTGATAAAACAAAAGAATTGATAGGAAAAAAAGCAAAAGAAAGATACGAAAATGGATTTGTATCTCCAACTTTAGGTAAAAAATTGAGTGAAGAAAGAGTTCTTTATATGAGTAAAGAGTTTTGTGTTGTTAGTCCTGGTGGAGAAGTTATAAAAGGTATAAATCAAACTGAATTTTGCAGAAAAAATAATTTAGGACAAGGTGCTTTTAATAGAATGTTAAATGGAAAGTATAAACATTATAAAGGATGGACACTTTACAAACCGCACACATCACTACCATATTAGGTGATTTTGTGGTATGATACAATCATACACATACAAAAGACCATACGGTAAAGTAAAATGAGCGGTGGACATTTTGGTGACTGTGGTTACGATTACTACAAAGTAGCACAGTTTGCTGATGAGTTGGAAGTAGAAATCCAAAACAACAACAAACCAAGTGAGTATGAATATGCTCCTAATTTTTCTCCAGAAACCATCAAGTATTTGAGGAAACAACTTCTCAAGATGCGTAAGATGGCAGAAATTATGAGGCATATTGATTATCTGTATAGTGGAGACCACGGAGAGGATAGTTTTATGTGGCGTGTGAAAGAAGTGGAGAAACACTGGAAAGAGTGTGAAGACCTTGCTACTCGTATGGATGGAGAGTATCAATGAAAGAGTTTGATTACTCTTTAGATTACAAAAACTTGGACTTCACTGACATAAATATCAGAAAACTTTATCGTATTGGCAGAGGTGAACAAGGAGTGCTCCTTGTTAGGCCATATACAGACGATATATGTGCCCACTGGAGGTTCAAGGATGTGGATACTGCTCGTAAATCTTCTACTAAGATATACGAAATGTATTGTGATTATAAACGACAGAAAGATTTCATTGGAATGGATATGGCACGGAAATTCCTTGAAATGGGATTCACTCGCGCCAGACGGTATGCGAATCATAAGAGCGGACGCAAATACGATACGAATCGTACCGTATTGCCTCAAGAAGCAGACGCATTGGTGTCCGTTAAAGCGATGGCTGCGAGCATATTTAAAGAAATACGCGACAGGGTTGCCAAGGATCCAGAATATGTTATGATGAGAAAAAAGTGGCGGGCAGAAGAATGAAACTCATTCAATTTGGTGTAAGAAATGATTATGGAAAAGAGTGGTATATGACCGTTCTTACGGGAAAACATTATTCACTTCTTCAAGCTGCTATTGATTATGGTGAATATGGTAGATGGATTGAACTGCCTTATTTTCAAATGAGTATGGGGTACGGTAGACTCCTATCAGTTCTTTTTTCTATTGGACGAGTAGGATTTACTTTTGATATCGCTGGTAGGAATTGGCGCGATGAATTGTTTTATGTCCAATCAAATGAGGTGAAAAATGACTGATCTAACTCATGAAGAAATGCTTGAAGAAGCAGCAAAACGAGAGAAAGAAAATGAAGTATTGAAGATTGCTATTGACTTCATTGAAGAACATTCAGAAGCAATGAAACAACTTCGTAAGATTGAACATGAAGAACTGATGGAAGAATTGCAAGCAAAGAAGAAAGAAAACTTCCGACTGGTTGCAAAAGCATGTATACAAGAGTATGAGAAGACATACAACCGTGATGTGTTCCCAGTGGATGAACACTGGGTGTATATGGTTGCTGAATACTTTGGCACAGGTGAAGGTCAAACCACCTGTATTATGATGACACAGGCAAATCCTGGTCATGCAGAAGATTTTGAAACATCCACCAACAAGTATGTTGCTTGCACAACCAAAGAATATCGTGCGGTGCGTGAGTTTCATAAACAGTTTGGTACTTGGATGCTACACGGTTTAAAGTTTGTCACCAGAGAGGATTTCTTTGCAAATTATGCATATTATATTCCTCCAGTAATGATGAAACTGTCTAATAAACCATGTTATAAAACTTTCTACACTTACGTTCACTATAACTTCTCATAATGGATTTCACAAAACGTCAACTTGTTCTCTTGACGACTGCACTCACTCTGTTTTATGATGAGATTGCAAAAACAGCACCCTCTGAAATGAAGGTGGAAGTTATGGAACTCGCTCAAATGATTCAAGATGTATATAATGAACGAGAAATCTAAAATCTATTATAATGTTTGGTGCTGTGCATATCAACGCAGGGGACTATATAAAGGAACCGATAGAGAACATAGAGAGCACGAAACTGTTCGTATGTGTCTTGATATGAAAGACGTAAAGTTCTATCAATTTGATACTGAAAAACCGCATTATCTCTAATGATATTCTCCAGACCAATTTTAGGAACTAATACCAAGAAAACTAAATTGTCTTGGTTTGAATACTACTGGCACTCCTGTATTATTCAGGGGTGGATGGGTTGTTTGTATGCCTTTAAGAATTGGTCGGACTTGATGGGTAATAACTATCAGGAATATGCTCTTCTTAAAACTGATGATCCATTGGAGATGTGTATTCTTTATTTCTGGGACAGTCTTGAAGATGAAATTTATCCAAAGCATTTCTTAGATAGTTTGCTTCAAATGGTTCATGATATTGATACTGGTAAGGAAAAAGTTGTTCCACTTGATGAAGACTTCTTTGATAGAATGAAAGACCTTGTAAAAGATGTGGAGGTGGACTGATGGGGATGTTTGACTATGTGCGTTCTTCATATGATCTTGGAGAACAATTCACAAATGTAGAACTACAGACCAAGGGACTTGCTTGTGCAATGGTAAGGTATTGGATTGCACCTGACGGTTGTTTGTATGAATTCACATATAAAGAAACTCATACCTTTGAAGACATTAAAGAGGATGATGAGCGTTATGATCCAAAAAGAGGATTTTTAAACTTTGAATGGATACCAACAGGGAAACACGGTAAAGTAGAACCTTGCAATGTGACTGATTATATTGAGGTTTATCCTGCAACTTGGGATGGACAGTGGGAAGACTGGCCCCGTTGCAGAATCCACTTCAAGCATGGTAGAGTGCTTGAGCACGAAGATGTCACTGGACGATGATTTCCACTGATTTATTCCCCTACGAAAAGTTTGGATTTAGACTTGAGTTCGGTGAAAAAAAGAACCCAACAATTTGTTGGTTTGAATGTCAAGAACACCTTGACAAATACTTAGAAAGATATAAACTGGATAAAAGAACTATTAAGATTGATTATCGCGATGAAAAACCCACTGAGCCCAATAAAAAACACAAGAGAAGTGTGGAACAAAAACCTAAACCAAAAAGTAACGGAAGTGCAGGTTCAGTTCGCAAACGAAAATCCAGCGTGGATTCCAATAGAAACACTACTCGCAATACAAAATCTAAAAAATGACTGATGAACAACTTAATGCTATAATGATACATCCAGAGGTTGTGAAATCTATGAGAGATGAATATTATGGTATGAGTAAGTGGGAGTGGTGGATTGAAGGGTTTCGTAATATTCATTATATCTTTGATTGTTATAATGATGGGCATAAGTATGGATATGGTGACTTCTGGGAGGGATTATCTATGGGGTATTATGAAATGTATATTTACCCATACGACGATTTGTATAATCCCACAATCTCAAAGGAAAGACAACTGCGATTAGGACAAAAACCACCACAACGAAAAGTTCAACTGGTTATTGATGTGAGTAATTCATTTGTTGCTTATGATGATAATGGATTTACTATCTGTTCTCAACCAGATAGAGAAAAAGCAAATAGTTGTCTTGAATATTATAAATCTCAACACCCTGATGCTACTTTTTATGGGACTTGGGACACCTGAATAAATAGTAGTGCTCTAATGAGTTCGCATCCATAAGAGTGGAAAAGGTGTCTTCGGGCACCTTTTCTTGTATAAATAGTATTGCGAACTCAATTTAGAAGCAGAACTATGGAAACCCTAAACAGGTTTTACACTTACGCATATTTGCGGGAAGACGGAACTCCTTACTATGTTGGTAAAGGTAAGGGAAGAAGGTTATATAAGAAAGGTAAAGGTGAAGTTGGAAAACCGACTGATAAATCCAAAATAATCTTTCTCAAACAAAATCTTACAGAAGAAGAAGCATTAAATCACGAAATCTATATGATTGCTGTTCTTGGTAGGATAGATTTAGGAACAGGTATTTTGAGAAATAAAACTGATGGTGGTGATGGAATAAGTGGTTATAAGCATAGTGATGAAGCACTTTTTTCTCTTAGAGAAAGAATGATTGGTAATGAACTTTTTAAAGGATATATTCATTCTATAGAAACAAGAGAAAAAATAAGTAAAGCAAATAAAGGAAGAGTTTATACTGAAGAAAGAAATGAAAAGATTTCCCTATCAAAAATAGGACATAGTGTAAGTGAAGAAACAAAACAAAAATTGAGAGAGCATAATGTAAAATATTTGTATGAAATAAAAGACCCAGAAGGGAACATTTACACAATAGATAATCTCAATTATTTCTGTAAAATGAATGGACTTGATACTGCTGCGATGCAGAGAGTTTGTTCTGGAAAACAAAAATCACACACTCCAAAAAGAAAAGATAGAGTTCCTAATGTGGTGGGATGGACGGTTCGCATACTGGAACATATCACTTGAAAACGGGTGCCCTCTGTGGTATGATACTCTCATAAGCAACCAAACCGATGACTTCTCTTTCACCTCAAGCACAAGCAATCGTAGGTGTAATTTCAACTACCATAGACAAACCTATGAACCGTATTGAGGTTGCTACTGCTGTTCTTCGGTCTTTGATTGATGAGTGTAGTGAAGTTCGGGGAACTGGAAGAGTTGATAAAAAAAATCAGGTAGTATCCGTAAAAACTTTGATGAAACTTGTTGACGAATTGGAGCAAATCTGATGACTGATACTTGGAAGAAATGGAACATTTATACATCCATTTACCTCTTTGAGTATTGTGTGTTCTCTTGGAGAAATCATATGTGGAACCATCTTGATGGATTTGAGGATGATGAAGTTATAATGAGAGGACTATTTTGGTATTACTTGAACTACGGAAATATCAACACTTATTATAAATGACCTTTCTTCATAAACTCATAATCACCAACAAGTATCTCCGTTACACTCCATTCTGGTGGTGGTGGAGGTTAATTTCGCATCAAGGATTCCGTTTTGATGATTACCACGTATGGAAAGAATTCTGGTTTTCATTGAATAGTGGTTGGGATAATATGGAATATGTTCATAAGTTTGAAGAGTTCTGGGGTAAAGGTTCTTATCCTCCAGAGAAGACTATTTTGCCAAAAGAGGACTTTGATTCTCTGGTAGAGAAACTAAATGAACCACCACAATATAATGAAAATCTTGCTAAACTATTAAATCGTAAAGCACCTTGGGATGACTAAACCACTACCCACAAAAGAGACTCTTGATATTCTATGGACTGTTGCCACCAGCTCCGCAATAGAAAGTGGCACAAGACCCCACATCCTCTTTGCCAGATTGCTGTATGATGAACTCAATGACATTAAACTCCCAGTTGGACTTGCTGAACTGAAAGATGAAACTCTTTGATTATGAAACTTATGAAGATTTTGGGAAGGAGTGGTTCTTCCAAGTTCTCACATCCCGTAGGTTTGCTCTGTTGGATATTACAGTTCAATGGGATGATTTTGGTTGCGATGCCATCCTCCCAGAATTTTCTTTGTGTATCAACTCTGCTACGTTGCTTTCATTTTTCATCCGATACAAAAGATTTCAATTTGATTTGAGTGTAATTACTGCACGACCCAGAGACCTTCGTTGGTATAAAGAACACAAATGACTGACATTTCTAAACTTTCTTTCAAAGAACTCCAACAACTTGAAAAACAAATTGAAGAACGAAAAGAACTTCTAAAACAATCAAAGGATTGTGTTGAAGGATATAAAATCACCTTCTGTGTGAAGTTTAATCCTGCTGACCATCAATTTGATGAATTGAAAAGTCCAGAAGAGTTTGGTGATTACTTGGCAATAT